GTTTCCCAGTCACGATCGTGGGGTGCATAATTCTATTCCTATTTCACTGTTATGGTATTTTATAAGTTGGGTTGAACCCCAAGCCGAAGCTCAGGGTCCACCTTTATCTTAGGCAAGAGAAGTAGCTTATGCTACAACATCTTCGAAGAAGTAGCCAAGGTCAGCACCAACGACTTTCATGTCGTATGCCATTTTAACTTGGATGTGCTCTGCAACTTGCTGACGCTTCAGGGCATCGTCTGAGAAGCTCTCAACTGTGATACCAAGGTTGTTTACGCTTGGAATGTTGTTCCATGCGAATGTCAGACCAGCAGCAGGTGTCATAAGACCTGAGGCACGTGGTGTGTGTACCAGAAGGGCGTTCTTACCACCGATGAAGGCGTTAGCTTCTGCAAGACCTTCAGCAGCACCGTTCTTGACAGCTTCCATGACGTAGAAGTTTTCTACCTCAAAGATTTCAGCAAGTTTGGCGTCTGTGATGAGCGCTGTGTTTGAAACAGTAGCACCACCGTTGAGGCGAGCAAGTACATCAGGGTGGTTGATGAGAACGTCACGAACTTCTTTACCGATAACCATTGTGTTTGGCTTGAAGCCACCTGACTTAAGCTGCATAGTGCGGCGAGCAGTAGTCACATCAGTGATTGGTGTTGAGTTTGTGTAGTCTGACCACAGGTTTGATGGTGTGTTGTCTGTACCCCAGATACCAGCAGCGAAGAAAGCTGAAGCGAACTGCTCTTCACGTTCAATCAGAACACGGTTTACGAGAGTTTGTGCGCCAGCGGCACGAACTTCAAGCATTGCATCTTCGTTAGCAAGTGTTTGCTCGTCGAAGTCCATGCCGATGCCGTATACGTCAGCATAGTAGCTGTCGTTTGACAGTGACATACCGATGCGGTTTACTTCTGTGCGTGGGGCAAGTTTCTTAACATCACCTGAACGGTTCATTTCCGCACGGTCATAGATGTAGTACTTGTCTGACTGACGCTGTACACCTACAACAGGGAATACTTTGTCAGCAATAAAGTTAGTTTGCTCTTGTACATACGCCAGTGTCAGGTTTGACAACGGTTGGTCGATATGTACTGCGGATGGGGTCAAAAGAGGCATTATATTATTCCTTTAAATGCTAGGGTTAGGCTACGACGTTACCGCCTTGGATAAGCTCAATTTCGATGATTTGACCATCGACAGCAGCTTCCTTGGCATAACCCATAACAACGTCACCAGATGCAGCAGTAAGTGCATCGCCAGCAGCGTCTGTTTGAACAGCAGCACCAGCAGCAATAGTGCCACCAGCAGTTACCATAACCGAACCTGAGACACAGATAGTTGTAGCAGCACCAGCAGCAGCGCCAACCAAGCATACACCGTACGCCTGCTCACCAGCAGTACCTGCAACGGTGACAACGCCACCTGCGTCAAGAGTTACGAATTTGAATTGAGTAGTTCCACCGACACCAGCGATTTCGGTGCGGTTGTCACGAGATTGCATAACAGCCATTTTATTCCCCTTTATAGGATTTGTTGATAAGTGATTTGCCTTCGTCGGTCTTAGCTACAGCAGCGTAAGCCTTGGCATATTCACTCTTTTTGAGTTGGTTGTCGTCCATGTAGGACTTCACGAGAGCATCCAGTTTGTCGGCAGAGGTAGCGAACTCACCGTCTACATCGGACTTACCAAATTCTTGCATGGCTGCTTCAAAAGCTGCATCAGCGGCCTTAAGAGCTTCCATAATTGCTTCTTCTTCAGCGAACTTAGCTACGAGAGCCTTAGCTACATCAACAGAGAAGTGTGGGAGAGCCTCACCAGCACGTTTCGTCAGTTCAATGTCAGCTTTCTCTACAGCAGCAGCTTCAAGAGCTTTAAGCACTGGGGCGGGGATGTCAGACTTAACTACCATCTCGCCTTCAACTTCGAGCATCTCAACTTCAGCTTTCTTTTCGATAGCTTCAGCTTTGATTACATAGCCGTTGTCGATGAGACCTTTGCGGAGACGTTCATTCTCTGCTTTGAGTGTCTCTACGTCAGCTTTGAGAGCCTCAACGTCCACTTCAACAGCTTCAGGGGCTTCTGCAACCTCTTCTTCTTCAGCTTTGTCTACTTCGACAGCTTCAGGAGCTTCAATAGCCTCTTCTTCTGATTTCATCATGTCGTAACCAAGAGCTTTCATAGCTTCTTCTTTACCACACGCTTTTTCTTCCATGTACGCCTTTACCTTGGCTTCCATTTCATCAGTCATTTTAGCAACTTCCTTTTCGGAATTATCACGCTTGAAGAGTGCAATAGTAGCCTCCTGATTAGCAGGGCGATCCACAAGGGACACTTCCTCAAGCTGTAGGTTTTCAAGCAAGGTTGTCATACCTGTTTCCTTTGCTTAAGTTTATATCTGCGGGTAGCACTTGGAGGTTCCAAGGTACGTGGAGGCCACAGATGTTCTTACCATTCAGCGGAACTATGTGGTCCACATGGTATTCTTCTCCAGTGACGGCCCTTAAGTCTTGGGCTAGCCAATAGAAATTCTGTATTTCGTGAGCTTGTTCTTTAGTTAAGGCTGTGGGGCGAGCTAAGTCTCTACTTACCCGTTTTTTAGCGGAACGAGCTATCTCTTCACTACGGTTCTCGCTGTAGTATTTACGAGAGCTTGCCCTAGTTTTATCTCGGTTTGCTCTCTGCCACCTTAACAAGTTTTCACGGTATTTCTCTTTGTTCTCTGAGTAATACTTTTGCTCGTTCTCTTTATTTCGCTTTAGTGCGCAACAGTCTTTACAGTAAGAGTGTAAACCATCTTTCCTAGCCTTATTCTTACTGAAAGAAAGTCTGCTTTTTTCGGCCTTACAAGAAAAACAAACTTTAGTCATCAAGCTCTACTTTAGTCGCTGACCCACCGATAGAGAACCCTGTAAACTCTCCAGCTTTTTGCCGTTCCCAAGTCTCATCATCGTGGACTTTAACTGCAATCAGCCAACCTTCGAGGTCAGATTCAATGCCAAAGGCTTCTTGAATTTCTTTGGTGAATGGCATGGAGTGTACGATAGTCGTAGTAGGCTCACCCTTGTGCATGGTAAGACCATTACGTGCACCAAGCATGAACTCTGTTGCTGCCTTTTCCATTGTCGCTGGGGAAATAATATCACCCTGACGATCAACTACAGGCTTACCACCTTTTGTGACGACAGAAGCGTAACCGTAAATAATACGTTGCTCTTCATCAACTTTTGTTATCTTGCCACTAGTTTCGAATTTAGTCATTTCACCCACCGATGTATCTGCTTCCCACATACGACATGACCAGTAGCCAGCCGTTGTCTTGTCTTTCTTAGTGTCGCAAGAATGTCAAAAACTCTGTTGTTTAAGGTTGCCATTACTCTTGTTCCTCATTAGGTGGGGAAGTAGGTTGACCTGCATCTTGGTCATAATCTAGTTCAGCCAAGTCCATAAGGTCTTGAATGACCTCTGGGTGAGTACTAACGTCGATACCTGCACCATTAAGATTGCGGAGGAAGGAAGAAATCTCACGCAGATCGTGTGGAGCTACATCACCAGCAGTGATAGTTGGCATCAGGTCATAACTCAGACCGTTCAACTGCCAAAGACGTTCAACCAACTGTTTGTTGAGAACATCTACGATTGCTTGAATATAACTCTCAAGCGCACGGAGGAACAGGTCTGTCTTCGACTTGGACAAGGCATAGGAACCACCAGATGTACCAAGTAGAAGGAACTCAGAAAGGACAGAACGAGCAATGTCGTGCTGGTAGCGGTTAATGATAGGGTTAATATCAATGTTACGCTTACCGTTAGATGCCATCAACTCAATATCTACAAGACGTTGGTTAGTTGGAGCACCATCTTTATCTGGGTAGGTGTCAGAAGGAAGGATGATGTACCCTTGCTCGTTGAACTTGACATCCCGAAGAATCTGTTGCAGATTGTGTACGAAACCTGATTGTGCAGCAGAAGCATCACCTGAAAGGTACTCAGCCTATTTGATCGTGACTGGGAAAC